CCATCTGCTAGTTCACGCTGAAGAGTATTGACTTGCCAAGTTTTTGTTGCCATGATTTTAAATTTTGTTTAATTAAGGTTTTGGGTATTTGTCTTTGACTTCTTTTATTGCATCTTTAAAAGTAGTAGTACCATTAACTTGATCGTGATAAATCATATCAAGTTGATCTCCGATTTCTGGATATTCAAATCTTCGAGATTTTTTATATTTTAGTTTATCTAACTCAACTCTTGCTGCATCAACTTTGGATTGATCTAGTGTTACAGGTTTACCATCTGCATCCCACACACCTTCATCACGTCCACCACATTCAATTCGACATACCTCTGGATAAGGATATGCCTTATGAATTGCTTCCATATCATAATCTGTAGTCATTAGTCTACCTCCAAACAAATTATTGAAGATGCTGAACGTCCAGCATATACATCACTATCGTTACCATCTCCGTGTCCTCTATTAATATAGACGGTTCCACTTGAATGGCCGTTTACTTGAATCTTATAATTAATTGATGAAGTGGTTGATGGGCTATCAAGCCACATCATTGCAGTACCACCCCAATGATTATCGTCATGTGATCTAGGAAATGAAGTACCAATCAAGGCTCTGTTACTAGCAGAGTTTCCAGCACCTATTACAGTAGATCCTCTTAATAATCTAGTCGCTCCAGACCAGTCATTACAAGCAATTTTACCAATATACCATAAGATTAGTATTTTGTTACTTGAACTACTTGGTGTAATAGATTCATCTAAACCTATATCAACCCAGTTACCACTTGTATTATAAGACCCAGCAGCAGTCTTTGTATTTTGGTTTACTTGTAATATTTTTCCTGCTGCTGCACTTCCTTGAGCAGTGCCATCCCCAAAATAAATAGTCATTAATCCACCTCCTGTAATGCCATTTTGTATTTCTTACCTGAACGGTTGTTAATCATAAAGATATCCTCTTCTCCTTCCTGTAATGTCCAATCTCCCCAGGTTCCATCAACATCATTACCACCATTGTCTTTCTTAGCATAATTTGATAGCTGTAAGTCATTGACATATAGGTTTGCTACACGGTTATTGCTAGTTCCTATACTGTATTGGTTATTTATTGCGGGATAAAAATTACCAGAACTGTCGATATACCAAGCATCACTTCCGTTACTTCTTCTAAATATATGACCATTTGAACCACCTTGAATGTATAACCAATTACCGTGATTTTGGATTTTGCAAGAATTACCCGTCCAAGTTCCAGTTGTAAATCTTATGTCGCTGTTTGCTTGTATAGTTACGGCACCAGCTCCACCATAAGCATTTAAATCACCACTAAAATCACTACCAGCACTTGTATTTATACCGCCTGTTACGGCAACGCCTCCAGAATGGGTGTAAAGCTTTCTTGAGCCATCATAATATAATTCTACGGCTCCGTTCTCAACTGCATTGATTAAATAATCACTATTAGCTGCATCACCCACCCAGAAGTGATTAGAAGTAAGTGATAATCCTCCAGTACCAGAATCTTTAATGTAAGAATTACTTCCATCATGGTAAATTTCTAAATCTGCACTTGATCCTAATAGTATTTTATTGTTATCTACACCATATATATGGCCGTTAACAAGCACACCATTAGGGTGAGTTTGGATTTTATTAACTCCATCATAATATAATTCTACGGCTCCATTTTGAATACCTCTAATTATCTCTTCACTACCAGCTCCATTGTAAACCCCAAAAATATTTCCTGTCCTTAGATATAAACTATGTGAAGCACTGTGGATTCGAGACGTACTTCCATCATGGTAGACCTGTAGATCATCTCCATTCCCAAGGTTTAATTTAATATTGTCATTACCACCAAAATTAGCATCAAAACCAGTACCCCAAGATTGAGTCGTGAACCTTAAACTACCGTCGTGATAGATTTGTACGGCTCCATCATCTTTAGCGGAAAGCATTAATTCAGTGCCATG